ATGGGCGGCATGGCGCTGCGGGACCGCGCCAAGCGCTGGCTCGACACAACGGCGGGAGCGGCGAAGGAGGAGCGGCTGGCCGCTGAGAACCGCCAGCAGGCCGAGAAGATCGACGAGCTGACGGGCAAGGTCGAGACCCTGACGAAACTCGTCGAGGACCTGACCGCGAAGGTTCCGAAGGAGACGGCTTGAGCGTCCTGGCGACCCACATCGAGCGCGACGCGATCCCGGCCCGCGGACCCAGGTTCTTCCGGGAGGACGAGGAGGTCATGTTCGAGTTCGTCATCGACGGCACGAACAGGATCGGGCCGCGCCCGGCGCTGAAGGGCGACAGCCTCAAGCACCCCGACGCGTGGGCGGAGTTCACCATCGGCGAGGCGCGCCCCGAGCCCGAGGCGATCGAGCAGCCGGCGAGGACGGCCGTCACCCGAACCGACGCCGATTTCGCGGCTTTCGCAGGGCTGTTGGAGCCGGCGCCGGAAACCTCGGTGCGTGATGGTGCGGCCAAGATCGAACGCGCAACCCGCAGACGCAAGCGGGAACAGGGGTGAGCGCCCTCACGATCATCCAGGAGGTGTGCGACCGGCTCTCGCTCACCCGGCCGAGCGTGGTCTACACGTCCACGGACCAGAACGTGATCCAGCTTCGCGGGCTCCTGACCGAGGCGGCCGTCGCTCTGGCTCGACGTCCGGAACGCGGCTGGCAAGCACTCCAGGCCGAATGGTCGTTCGTCACGGTCAACGCCCAGGTCCAGACCAACGCGCCGTTGCCGCCGGACTTCTACGCTTTCGTGCCGAACAGCTTCTTCAACCGCTCGACCATGCGCCCGGTGTGGGGACCCTACACGCCGGCCCAGTGGCAGCTTCTCCAAGCGCGCCCTGCGCTCAGCACGGTCTATCTCGGCTACCGCGAGCGGGCCGGGCAGTTCCTGATCGGGCCGGCCCCGAACGCCGGAGACACCATCGCCTATGAGTACGTCTCGTCCTACTGGGCCAAGTCCTCGGCGGCGCAGCCGAAGGCCACCTTCACGGCCGACGACGACGGGACCTATCTCGACGAAGAACTGCTGAAGCTCGATCTGAAGTGGCGCTACAAGCAGGCCAAGGGCCTTGACTACGGCGAAGACATGGAGACTGCCGAGCGCGCGATCCAGAAGGCCCTCGCCGAGGACGGCGGCTCCGGCGAGCTTTCGATCAGCGGCCCGGGCGCGTGGCCGCCGGACAGTCGCCTGAACGTCCCGGAGACAGGGTTTGGGGTCTAGATGCGCCGCGCCCTCCGCCAGAACCGCGCGCGGGCCCAGACGGCGGTCGCTCGCTCGATCCCCGCTCCGATCGGCGGCTGGGACACCGAAAGCGCGCTCGCCGACATGCCGCCGCAGAATGCGGTGATCCTCGAGAACTGGATTCCGCGCGGCAGCTACTGCCAGATGCGGCGAGGGTTCGTCGAGCAATGCACCGGGACACCGGCCGCCGTGGAGACCTTGATCGCCTGGCATGGCCCGCAGAGCGGCGACAAGCTCTTCGCCGCCTCCGGGGCCTACCTCTTCGACGTGACCGCAGCCGGAGCGCTTCCCTCGGCGGCCTACGCCTCTGCGGCGACCGCGCGCTGGAACTGGACCAACTTCGCCAACGCGGCCGGCAAGTGGGCGATCCTCTGCAACGGAGCCCAGAACCCGCTCAAGTACGACGGGAGTTCCTGGTCTACGAACATCCCGACCGGGACCGGGCTGACGGCCACGAACCTCAAGTACGTGATGAACTTCAAGACCCGGCTGCACTATGCCGAGGACAATTCCTTGGTGGTATGGGTCACCGCGACGAGCGCCATCGCCGGCGCCTGCACGAAGCTGGACCTGGGCCCGATCTTCGCCAAGGGCGGCTATCTGGTCGGTCTTGGCCGGCTGACCCTCGATGGCGGTAATGGTCCGGACGACTATGCCTGCTACCTCACCAACCAGGGTGAAGTCGCGATCTACAAGGGCTCCGATCCCTCGGACGCCACGAACTGGTTCCTAGTCGGGGTCTACACGCTGGCCAAACCCATCGGCGACCGGGCGATTCTGGCTTATGGCCCCGATCTCCTGATCCTGACCGAGGTGGGGCTGCTGTCGCTCACCAAGGCGCTCTCGACCCCCATAGAGGAGCAACGGAAGAACTCCGTCTCGCGCCAAGTCGCCACCGCTTTCGCCGACGCCGCAAAGGCCTATAAAAGCAACTTCGGCTGGCAGCCGGTGCTCTATGGAGGGCGGGGAGGGCTTCTGATCGTCAACGTGCCGACTGCGGAGCTCTCCACATCGGAGCAGTATGTCCGCTCCACGTCCGGAAACGCGTGGTGCAGGTTCACCGGCATTCCTGCCTTCTGTTGGGCCCAGGCCAACGGCATGGTCTATTTCGGTTCAGCGGCTGGGATCTACCAGTGGGACGTCGGCGCGTCGGACAATGGCGAGTTCATCGTCGCCGACGCGCTGCCGTCCTTCCAGGCGTTCGGCAACAGGGCTGTGCGCAAGGCCTTCAGCATGGTCCGGGCGCTGATGTTCTGCCCGTCCATTGTCAAACCGTCGCTCCAGGTCGTCACGGACTTCGACAAGTCCACGATCCCGACGGCGATCCCAAGCACCGTGGATGCCGGCGACATCTCGCCGACCGACTCGACCGTGGTCCGTGACGACTGGACCGGTGCAGCGGGGTCCGGGTATTTCGGTTCGCCGCGGCTGCGCGTCTCGCTGGCCGGGAGTGCGACAGCTGACCGCGTGGCCGTTACCGCGGACCATGCGGATCTGGCGCTCATCGGCCCCAGCGGGACCGATCCCACCAGCCACATCCTCACGCGCCCGAACCTGCCGCTGGACGTGGAAGTGCAGCTGCTGGGCTTCGACCTGATGTTCGAGGGGGGCGCGGTCCTGTGAGGGCCCGGCGGATCATCGTGGGCCATGACGCCGAAGTGGCGTTCTGGACGGGCTTGCGCATCCCACACGTCCGCCAGCGGATGGAGCGCGAGCCCACGCCGCAGCCCTTCGGCGCGTGCGTGGCGTTCGGGGTCGCCAATGGCCAAGGCGAGCTGGTCGCCGGCGTGGTCTACCACAACTACTATCCGGACTATCGCGGCATCGAGGTCAGTTGCGCCTCGACGACGCCCATGTGGGCCGATCCGGCCGCCATCGGCACCATACTGAGATACCCCTTCACGACGGCAGGATGTGTCCGCGTGACCGCTGTCACACCGCGTAGAGCGACGAGCAGCCGGCGGTTCCTCGAAGGCTTGGGTTTCAAGCGCGAAGGATCCGTCAGGCTTGGTTTCGGTGACGACAACGCAATCCTCTACGGGCTCTTGGAGAGCGAATGGCGCGCCGGCCGGTTCGGCCCCGATGGCGGGGCGCTGACCGATGGGCAAATCCGCTCCGAAGCCGCCGCCGGTTCCTGATCCGACAGCCGTCGCGAACGCGCAGTCCGACGCGAACATCAAGACCGCCGAAGCGCAGCAGAAGCTGAACATGGTGAACAGTTACGGTCCCAACGGGTCCGTGACGTACCAGACCGACGCCAACGCGCCGGGCGGCTACTCCCAGACGACGACCCTCTCGCCGGCCGAGCAGGCGATCTTCGACAAGCTGACCTCGGCGCAGTCGGGGGCGCTAGACATCGGAAACGCCCAGCTTGGCCGCGTTAACGATGCGCTCGCCACGCCGCTCTCGACAGCGGGGCTGCCGGAACTGCAAGGCGGTGCAACGCCCGGTCAGGTCCAGACCAGCTTCGGCATGGGTCAGCCGTTGCAGTATGGGTTCAACCCGGGGCAGGCTGTGCAGGGCCATGTCCAGGGGGGCGGCAGCCAGCAGGCGATCAACGACGCCACGAACGCGGTCTACAACCAGGCGACCTCCCGTCTCGACCCTCAGTGGAACCTTCGCCAACAACAGCTGACCCAGCAGCTCGCCGACCAAGGGATCAGCCAGGGTTCGGACGCCTATTCGCGGGCGATGGACCAGTTCAGCCGCGACCGGAACGACGCCTACTCGTCGGCGATGAACTCGGCGATCACGTCCGGGCAGAATGAGCAGAATGTGCTCTTTGGCCAGAACCTGGGCGCCGGGCAGTTCGCCAACCAGGCCGCCGCACAGATGTACGCGCAGAACCAGGGTCAGGCGGCCTTCCACAACGCCACGGCTGCCCAGGATTACGGCCAGAACCTGGGGGCGGCGCAGTTCGCCAACGCGGCGCAGAACCAGCAGTTCAACCAGCAGCAGGCGTCGGCCACGCTGTCGGATCAGGCTCGCCAACAGGGCCTGAACGAGCGCGCCTACCTCCAGAACCAGCCGATCAACCAGCTCACAGGCCTGATGAGCTTGGGCCAAGTCGCGAACCCGCAAGGCATCAGCTACACCCCGAGCCAAGTCGGCCAGACCGACGTCATCGGCGCGAATGCCCTGGCGACCCAGGCGGCAAACGCCAACTACCAGGCCCAGATGGCGCAGAACTCGGGCTTGATGGGCGGCCTCTTCTCGCTGGGCTCGGCGGCGATCATGGCGTCCGATCGCCGCCTGAAGCGCGACATCGTGCGCATTGGCGAACTCGCCAAGGGCGTCGGCCTCTACCTCTTCCGTTACGTGGGCGGCGACAGGCTGCGCGTCGGCGTCCTGGCCCAGGAGCTGAGGCGGGTTCGTCCCGACCTGGTGCTGAAGCGCGCCGACGGCTTCCTTGCGGTGGACTACGCCGGCCTGGGGATGGCGTGACATGGCCGGTGTCCCGGTCACAGCTGACCTCAACACTCAGCCGCTGGCGGCGCTCCAGGCTGCGCAGCTCTATGGGCCGAGCACGCAACAGGCGCTGCGCCGCTCCCAGTACCTGGCCGATGCGCTGCATCAACTCCAGGCGTCGGCTCAGCAGCCGATCCGGGGCGGATGGGGCGAGCTGGGCGCGAAGCTGCTCGCGTCCGCGCTTCTCCAAAAGGCGAGCGAGAAGGGCCAGGATGCGCTCGCACAAGCTGCGGTGGCTGACCGGGCGAACTTCGACCGGTCGCTGACGGCTGGAACGCCGCTGGACCCGAACTATCAGGCGCCCGCGCTGCCTCAACCGACGCCGCAAGCTCCGCCTGAACTGCCGCCCACCGCCCAACAGCCGCCGCCCGTTGCCGCGATGCCTGAGGCTGCGTCCGCGCGGCCTGTTCCGCCGACCGCGCCCGATACGGCGCTTCCGCGGGGCCTGCGCAACAACAACCCGCTGAACCTGAAGGGGTCCGTCAACTGGCACGGGATGACGGGCGTCGATCCGGACGGCTACGCCATCTTTGACACGCCGCTGAGCGGCATTGCGGCCGCCGACCACAACCTGCAGGCCTACTCCACGCACCACGGGCTCAACACCGTCGCCGGCATCATCGGCCGCTGGGCGCCCGCAGGAGACGGCGCAAACGATCCAAACGGCTACGCCGCCACCGTCGCCAAGGCGATGGGTGTTCAGCCCAGCGACATGCTCGATATGGCGAGCCCCGGCACGCGCGAGAAGCTGATGAGCGCCATGGCCGGCGTGGAAAACGGCCGGGCGGTGGATTTGCATCAGCTCGTCGCCCCGCAGCTTGCCAGTCCGGGGACTGGAGCGGCGCCCCCATCGGCGGCCGATCAGGCGCTGATCCAGGCCCGGCTCGCAAACCCCACTGGCCAACTGCCGCCTGCGGCGCCCCAAGAAGCTTCCGCAGGACTGGGAGCGCAGCCGATTCCGCAGCTGTCGTCCCATGCCGGTCCTCCACCGCTTCAGACCGTGACCCCGCAGGAGTGGGCCGTCGCCGCTGGTCTCCTGTCCGACCCGCGAACTCACGACCTCGGCGTGCAGGAGGTCATCAAGCTTCGGCTGCGAGCAGCGTCGGCGCTCCAAGCACCGGACAAGATGATGTGGGACGCCCAACAAGGGCGCTACGTGCCCATGCCGGGGACCGAAACGACGCAGCTTCCGGGCGCGTCGCCGTCGGATGCGGCGCAGAAGGACGCTTTCGGCAACATCTCCCACAGCGCCATTCCCGGCGTCCAGGGTCCCGTGCCAGAAGGCATGGTCGCGGATGGGAAGGCCGGCTACGTTAAGGTGCCCACGCAGGCGGCGCAGACCTTCCACATTCCCGGCCAGAATGGCCTCTTCGTCATGGGTCCTGGCGGCACGCCTCAAAAGGTCGCTGACGACCAGTACGGCCCCGAGCAGCTGATCACTATGCGCAACACCCTGGAGGGCCAGGAACCTGTGAAGCGCTACCGTGAGGCCATATCCGCCTGGGGCGCCATGGTCAACGCTGCGACCCAGGCGCCGGGCGGGATGCGAGCCTATGCGCTGCGCGACACCTTCGCGCGCCTCATCAATCCCGGCGCGGTCGCTCGCGTCGGCACGATTCAGGCCATTGAGAACGCGCAGGGCATCCCGGCCAACGTGAAGGCCTTCTTCATGAATCTGACGGGTGACGGCAACGTTCCGCCTGAGATCGCCCAGCAGATCATGGATGTCGCCCACGGATTCCTCCAGTCGCACTACGGGGAAGCGAAGGTTCTGAACGACACGAACCTTGACTTCGCCAAACGTCACGGGATCGATCCGGCGGACATCACGGTCAAACTTGGCGATCTGCCGACGCGGTTCGCGATCCCGACGCCGAAGGCAACTGGCGCGCAGCCTCCGCCAGCGGGGGCGCCCGGGGTCATTCACTGGACCGCTGACGGGCGCATGGTGCGTCCGTGATCCAGGTCCAGACGCCCGACGGCGTGATCCACCAGTTCCCCGACGGGACCTCGGACGCGACCATTGGAACCGCCATGCGGTCGTATATGGCGGCGCATCCGGCCCACCCGTCGGTGGGAGCCGACGTAACCCGGGGCGCGGCGACGGGGCTGACACAGGGCGGCGCAGGTTTCCTGGGTCAGTTCGGCGACATGCCCGGACTGGCGCACAAGGGCGCACAGGCGGTCGTCGACTTCCTCGCTGACCACGGGATCGGCCAGAAAGGCGTCAAGGTCCCGGACCTGCAGCCAATGATGACGCCGGGCGGCCCGCTGGCGAACCTGGCTAAGCGCGCGCTCGTGGGCGCGGTCACCAAGGGCGTGGACCTCGCGCTGCCGAAAGCGGTCCAGGCTGATCCACGTGTCGTCCGTGGCGCTCTGGCGGTGGCGAACCCGGGTCAGTTCGCCGATGTGGCCCCGACGAGTTCGCAGGTGACCGGCGCCCTGACGCACGATCAGCCGCTCTACGAACCCCAGACGACAGCCGGGAAATATGCCCGGACCATAGCCTCCTTCGCGCCGGCCGCAGCCATGCCCGTCAGTGGCAAGTCGCTGCTTGTCCAGACGCTTCAGCGCGCCGCGAACGTGGTCGCCCCAGGGGTAGCCGCCGAGACCGCGGGGGAGCTCACGGCTGGAACACCCTATGAAACACCGGCCCGCATCGCCGCGGCGATCGGCGCAGGCGGTCTGACGACGGCCGTTACGGCGCCGCGGCCGGCCACGCAGATCCTCGCCAAGGCGACGCGGGGAGCGACAGACGACCAGATCGCGCAAGCCGAGCAGCTGATGACCGACGCCCAGGCGCGCGGCCTGAAGATCACCATGGCCGAGGCGCTCCAGCAGGTGACAGGCAACGCCACGGGCATGGGACGCCTTCAGCGCCTGGTCGAAGGCACGCGGCAGGGCGAAGAGAAGTTCGCACCGGTCATGGCGCAGCGCCCGGATCAAGTCCGGCAGGCAGTCATGGACTACGCCAACACGCTCGCACCGGCGACAGACGCGCCCTCGGTCATTGGCGGTGACGCCCAGGCGGCAGCCTCTGGCACGCTCGATGCGGTGCGTCGGCAGATCAACGCCAACGCGGACCCGTTCTACAAGGCGTTGAGCCAAGAGCAGCTTCCAGCGGCCTCGCCACAGTACCAAGCGCTGTCGCAGGACCCCGCCTATCAGGAGGCGCTGTCTACCGTCCGCGCCGATCCGGTCCTCAACCACGCCATCGCGAACCTGCCGGACAACAACCTCGCGGTCACGAACGAGGTGGTGAAGCAGCTCCGCACGATGTCAGAGAACGCCAAGCCGAACCCAGTGACGGGGCTGGGTAGCGCGCAGAAGTCGGCGGCTTACGACACGGCGGCGAACGGCGCCGACGCGCTCGCCTCCGATATCTCGGAACCCTGGCGGCTGTCGCGAGCCATGGTGGCCAGTGGGCGCAGGGCTTTCCTCGAGCCCCTTCAGCTCGGCCCGATGGGCAAGGTGGCCCAAACGGCGGATGTCGGCGCCCAAACCCAAGCGCTGTTCCCAGCCCAGCCGCTGGAGGGTGCGCCGGCTGAGACCGGACAGGCCATGGCGATGCTCGGCGACCAAGCCCCCGGCGTCCCGGCGTCGCTCGCGCGTCAGCACCTGGTCAATGCCCTCAACGAATCGACGCAGGCTCTCCAGAGCGGGCCGAACCAGTACGGAGGCGCAAAGTACGCCGCGGTCCTGGCCGGCAATCCGGAGCAGCGGTCCACGCTCCTCTCGGGCGTTGAAGCCGCCGGCGGCGATCACGAAGACCTCGACAAGCTTCTCTCGGCGCTAGCCGCGACCGGCGCGCGCCAGGCGCAAGGCTCGCGGACTGCCTTCAACACCGAAGACCTGAAGACATTGGGCAGCGGGGGCGCCGCCGACAAGCTGATCCAAGCCGCAGCGGATCCGTTCGAAATCCCGTCACGCCTGCGCAGCGCCTATGGGACCTATCGGCTGGGCTCGAACGTCTCCCGGCTGGCTGATGCGCTGCTCGCCGATCCTGCGACGGCAGCGGCCCAGCTTCGTGATGCGCGCGCGGTCGCGCCGCCGGGTTATGGCGAATATTCGATCCCGTCCCTGGAGTTCCTGCTGCTGACGCGGCGCCAGCAGGAGGCCGCGCCTAATGCGCCGCCGTGACGGGCTGTGCGCCGTCCGGATGCGTGGCGTTGTGCGCAGAGCCGATCGCCAGGATCGCGATCAGCCCAATCATGCCGAGCCAGATCAGCCACCGGCCGCCGTCAGATCGCCGCGCCGGCCGCACAACCTCGAACTTCGCGTCGATGTAGTCGCGCTTCATGGCGCGCATTCTACACCGCCGCTCCCCGTAATCCAGTTCTGCCGCGGCCCGCTCTCCGGCGGCGGTCGAACGGCCCGCGCGCCGCTTTCCCCAGGCGATCCAGCGCGCGGGCGCGTCTTTCCAGTGTGGACCGCCGCCGATGCCGCCGCGTAGCAGCTCAGCCGACAACGGCGCCTACCGGGAAATCCTGGCCCGGCTGGACGGTCTGTCGGATCAGGTCGATGCGGCGGCCAAGGACGCCCGGGAGGCCCGCGACGTCGGGCTGAAGCTGACCGAGCGGCTGGAAACGCTAGACCTCCCCAAGCAGGTGGCCGAGCTGCGCAAGGACATGGAGGCCGGGGATCAGGCCTTGCGCTCCGACTTGGTCAACGCCGTCGACAAGACGCGCCGCGAGATGCAGGCGGCGGACGACGCGCTTTCCACCCGAGTGGCGACCCTGGAGACGGCGAGGGCACACCTCCAAGGCGCGACGGGACTTCTCGGCTGGGTCGGGCGACACGCTCCCTGGCTGATCGCCATCGCGGCCAGCGTCCTCGCGACCTTGGGCGTCAAGGGCAAGCTGCCGTGACCGCTTGCGGCTGAGAAGCCTCCATCGCGCGCCATTCTGAGGCCCAGACTGGCCGGAGGAGAGCAGGCGCCGTGCCCAATGCGATCCCGCGCCCCGTCAGGCTCAACAATCCCGGCGACCTGGAGCGCGATGGCGACAACTGGCAGGGCATGGCCCCCGACCAGCCCGATCCGCGCTTCGTCAAGTTCAAGACGCCGCAGTACGGCTTCCGGGCCCTGGCGCGAACGCTGATGACCTACCAGTCCCGCTATGGGCTGAACACGGTCGGCAAGATCATCGCCCGCTGGGCGCCGCCTTCCGACAACAACCCGACCGCGGCCTATGCCGCCATGGTCGCGCACGAGTGCGGCGTCGGCGTCGACGACGAGATCGACGTGGACAGCGTGGCCGTCATGCTGCCGATGTGCCGTGCCATCGCCCGCGAGGAAAGCGGGCTTCCGGCGCCCTGGCCGGACAGTGTAATCCTCGAGGGCGTCCATATGGCCGGCGTGGTCGATGCCCCGCCAAAGCCGCTCGCCAAGCAGGGGTCCTTCGTGACCAAGGCGGCCGGAACCGGCGGCGTCGGGATCGCAGCCTGCCTCGAGGCCTGCAAGGGCCTGATCAACGACCCGTCGAAGGTCCACGACCTCTCGAACCAGGTAAAGGACGCCGCCGGCCAGTTCGACGCCTTCAGCGGCGTCGCGGTCTTCGATCACCTCAAGACGGCGCTGCTCACGGTCGGGGGCGGCCTGCTCGTGCTCAGCCTGGGCCTCAGCGTGATGAAGCAGAGGGCTTCCTGATGGAACATCCGCAGTTCGCCTACACCGGCGCGTCACCCGCGAAGGGCTATGTCGGCTTCATCAACATCCGCAAGACGGACGATGGCGCGAGCGTTATCTTTTCGGTTCGCAGCGACGGCGAGAATCCCACCTCGGCCCAGTACGCGATCCCACTCGAACAGGCGGTGAAGCTGCTTAGCGGCGCGCTCGTTGGCCTCGGTGGCCCGCAGGAGCACGACTACTGGCGACCGGGCGAGGCGGACTGCCCGAAAGACATCAAGGCGCCCAACGGCGAGCTCCACACGCTCCGCTGCAAGCGCTGCGGTCAGGACAACCCGCGAAGCCAGATTTGCAGCGGGACGGACGCTTAGGATGGACGTGCAGGGCATCATCTGGGGCGCAGGCGCCCTCAGTTTCGGCGGCCTCGTCTATGGCGTCTGGCGCTGGGAGCAGCGGGAGAAGGCCAAGACCGGCGCGGCGCCCACCGCCACTCAGGTGGCGCTCCAGGTCGAGGCGGCCGTCGGCAACGCCGTCCAGAACATCCCGCGGATCGTGTCGGACGAGGTGGCGCGCCTGGAGGGCGTCGTCGCCGACCTCACCGCCCGCGCCGAGAAAGCCGAGGCCGACTTCGCCGCTGAACACGCCGCCTCGATCGCACGCGTTGAAGCGACCGGTGCAGCCATCGCCAAGACGCTCACCGAACTCGGCCAGATGACGGCCGACGAAGCCGCGGCGCTCGCCGCTCAAGTCTCCCCCGAAGCCGAAAGGATCCGAACCGCCATGTCCCAAGCCGGTGACCAGCTCGTCGAGCAGATCAACGCCCTGACCGCCCGCGTGCAGCAGATCGTGCAGGACGGCGCCAACGCCGAGACGGAGAAGGCCGACCACGCCGCCGACCTCGCCAACGTCGGGCAGGCCGTCCAGGGCCTCGCCGCGACCCTGCCGACGCCGCCCGCGCCCTCCGAGGGCTGATGGGCGCACTCCTGTCCCTCCTGTTCTCCAGGGCCGGCCTGATCGCCATCGCCGGCCTCGGGCTCCTGATCCTGTTCGGAGTGCAGGAGGGACGGATCGCGCTGGCCCGGCATAGCGAGAGAACCGCCATAGAGGCGCAGAAGGTGGCGCAGGACGGCCGCAAGACCTGTGAGGCGTCGCTGGGCAGCCTCAAGGCCGCGGTCGCCCTCCTGGGCCAGCGTAGCGCCGTTGCCCTAGCGCAGGCGCAGAAAGAGGCCCACGCGGCCCAGGCGCAGGCCCAGCACTATGCGCAGCAGGCGCGGACGCTGAGGGCCCCGAAGCCGGGGCCAGAGCTGGAGCGATGGCAGGATGCGGATGCGCAAGTTCGCGGAGCCCTGAAGTGAGGCGCTGGGCCATCATAGCCGCTCTGGCGCTCTGCGGCTGCCAACATACGAACCCCGACGCCGACAAGCCCGGCGCGCTGCCCGTCGCGGTCTCCTGCATTCCGGCCGAGACGCCAGCCAAGCCGGACGTGCACACGCCCGAACAGCTGGCCAAGGTCCCAGATGGCCCGACGCGCTACGTCATGGCCGCGGCGGACTACCTGAGGCTCTGGGCTTGGTCGCTGACGGCGGCCCCGGTGATCGAGGGATGCAGGAGGGCGGCGAACTAGCCGTCCTCTCTCGCCGCGTAGGGCCCTCGTCGTGCCTCTTCCTGGGGGCGCGGCGGGGGCTGAGCCTGACCCATCGCCAAAGACTGACACGCAGCAAAAACGCCCCAGACCGCAAGGCCGGAGGCGTTTCGTGCATCAGACGCCCAATAGGCGAGGGACACAGTGTGAAGAACTGAATCCTCGCACGAACCGACGAATTTTACAATTGCCGGACGGCCATCCCCTGGGTGACCGTGGGCGGCTTTTCTGTTATCTGAGCTGCGCTGCGGCGACACGGTGAACCTCCGGGCCGTAGCCGCCAACCGTCAAACATTTCTTGACCGTTGGCGGTGCGATGCGAGGGGTCGGAGTCCTCGCCCGCAGCGCCTATCCGCTATGGCCGTAGGCGGCCACATATCGAGAACCCCGTCCGGCTAGCGCTAGGCGGGGTTTTTTCGTATCTTGGCCGTGCTGCGGCGCGCACAGCGGACAAGGCTTTGGCCGGTACGCGGGGCCTGTCGGAGGGAGCTTCTATGCTTGCGTGGCGGCGTTTGACCTCTGATGGGCGTCGATAGCCCGGATGGGTAGCGAGTGGCTGACCAGCGCGCCGCGGCAGCTCAGCCGGGGAGGGCGACGCCTAGCCTGTCGGGACTAGGGTCTCGCCCCGCACTGTGGTAGGCTGGGTCATGGCTGAGATTAGCGTCCAACTTGGCGACACGCTCTCGCACATTGCCGTGCGGGAGCTTGGCGATGTTTCGCGCTGGCGAGAACTATTCGCACTCAACGCTGAGGCCATTCGGGCGGAACAGGAGCGCTATGCAGGCCGCCGCCGGATGCGTGGTCCTGATTGGATATTTCCAGGAACCTCGTTGAGACTTCCGGGGCCCTAGCCCAGCGCCGCCCCAGCATTCCCCCGCGCGATCTCCCGGAAGAACCCTCGCTCGGCTTCGCTGAGCTCGGCCCACGGCTTCACTGGCCGATCAGGTTCTCCCACAGAGCGCAGGTAGTCGGCCTGGCGGTCGAGTTCTTCGTCATCGGCCATCGTCACCTCCAGACAACCTACCGTACTTCCCCGAGGCCTTGAAGCGGGCGTGGTCGCGCCGAGCCTGGGCGCCGTTGTCCTGGAAGATCGTCAGGCCGCCTTCGCGGCTGCGGCATTGCGAACAGACCAGGCGCTGGGCGATGTCCTCCAGCCGGGTCTCAGGCGGGAAGCGCTGCGGCAGTTCGTCCGCCCCGATCCGGCCGCCGTGGCCGTTATCGCAGGCGAAGCGGACTTCCCAAGAGAGGCGGTGACACTCCGCAACGGTGCGGCCGCGGGCCTCGTTGGAGAGGGTGAAGGGCATCGGGCCGTCATAGCTCATCCCCGGGCTGTTCCAACGCCCGTCTTCGGCCCCGAGAGGCCGACCCGCTAGGCTGGTCGCGGGTGCAGGTTGAGTTCGAAGGCCCGCGCATCAGACGGGTCTGTATACCGGTCGCCGACGTATAGCCCTGTCCCGCGGCAACAGATGCAGGGCCGCGGAATGAGGCTGATCGCATGCGCCCTGCGCCCATTGCACAGCGGGCAGACGACTCGTGGCAGGGATGGTCCGCTAAGCCGCAGAAGCTCGCTCATCGGTTAGACACTCCGCTTTCCGCCCTCTCGGGCGCTTCTGGTCCGGTTAGACGCCGTAAGCCATTGATCGTAAGCGGCTGGTCCACTCCCCTAGGGACTGCCACGCGAAGACTAAGTGACTGAAATTATCCCACATTTTCGCGATCCTGTCTAACCGGTCGGGAGCCGGTTAGACGCTTTGTTCGCTTTTCGAGCCGCGCGATGGCCTCGCGGGCGAGTCGCGCCTGGTCGGCCGAGGCGGTGTATAGGGTCACTTCGGACAGATTCTTGTGTCCGGTGACGGCCATGATCTGTTTGTCCGTGCAGCCGGATTCGGCCAGCGCTGCGGCGGCCGCCTTCCTGAGCCCATGCGCGTTCGACCGCGCCGGCAACCCGGCCGCCTGGGCGCGCTCCCGAAACCAGTTCCCGAAGCCCGCGGGCGTGAAAGGCTCTCCGTACTGCGTTTGTAGGAAGGTGAGCTGGCCCGGCGGGACCTGGGCCAACTCGGACCGCAAGGGGATCGCCAGCGGGATTTCAAGGCGAGTGCCCGTCTTCTGCTGCACGACAGATATGACGCCGCCCCTGACGTGCTGGCGGCCCATGACGATCACGTCCTGGCGACGCTGGCCGGTATAGAGCAGCAGCGCCAGCGCCAGCCGCTCCCGCGAGCCGCTGGGCCACCTCGCCTCAAATTGCGCGATGTCCTCTCCTGTCCAGGCCCGGAAGCCCTCCTTGGCCTTCTTCGGGCGTCGCATCTCGCTCATCGGGTGCGTGTCGATCCAGCCGCGTTCCAACGCCAGGCTCAGGATCAGGCGGATGCACTTGCGCCAGGTCTGCTCGTTGCCCTCCAAGCCGTCCAGAATGGCGACGATGTGGCGCTGTTTCAGGCCGCGCACCGGCTTGTCGCCATGCGCCTGGCGAAACTTTTCGAGGACGCCGCGGTAGGTGGCGCGGGTCTTGGGTTGCAGGCCCCTGAACGCCTTGGACTGGTAGTAGAGCGCCACCAGGGCTGAGCAAGAGCCAGGCGCGATGCGCTCGGCGCCCTTCTCGCGCGGCTCGGCGTTCTCGCGGGCCTGCCAGTAGGCGTCCACGAACTCGCGGGAGCCGTACTCACCGGGCAGCGATATGTCCTTGAAGCCCCGACGCCGCAGGTAGTGGCGCACGACGCCGTGCCGGTCGCGATAGGACTTCAGGAAGGGCAGCTTCCGCGTCACCGGAGGCCTAGCGCCTTGTCCCATGCCGCCTCCGCCTCTGAATCGGAGGCTGAGGGTAGGGTCGTGCTGGCGCCATCCGTCAAGCCGAAGGTGACAGATCCGTCCGGGTGCTCCGTCAGGGCCGTGACCACCCGCCCGCGCTCTTCAAGGATTTCGAACGCTCGGCGAAGGGCGGCTTTGGTCACGGCCTTGCGGCTCATTTCAGATCGCACCGCGACGGGTGTTGTAGGCCGAAGGCCACGCATCCTGGCTGGCTCTGGGCGGAAGACTCACTTCCCTTCACCCTCCTGGGAGAGGGCTTGTCGGCCGGCGGCCGCCTCGTGATCAGACGCGTTCTTCTCCGCACTGGCCCAGCGAAGTTCCTCTTTCGCCTCCGGACAGCCGCACACGTCGCCGTAGGGTTCTGGCGGATCGTGCCCGATCCAAACCAGCCTGAACTCCTCGCCGCAGAACGGGCAAACGGGCGCCTCTTCCGTCAGCTTCACGCCCTTGGCTTCATCAGTCATTTGGGGCTCCCGGGGTTGAGGTGAGTGGCGCGTAGTGATCAGCCATTTCGGCGAGCACGTCGCCGTGACAGGGTAGCGGGCTACAGAAGCAACCCAGACGTTTGCCTCGCAACGACGGAAGATCGGCTAAGAGATGCGGCCGGTTCGCGATCCATGCTCGACACTTCGCGATGACCTCTTCCCTCGAACCATGTGGCCCGATCACGTAGGGATTGCCCCATTTGCTCGGGCGGCCGATGTAGACGTCGTAGGCTTCGCCCCGCGCCTTGTTGACGACGGTCGTCGCGAGCCCCACAGGTTGACCGGGAGAGGTCCCGGGAGGAACCTTGCTCATCCTTCCTTCTCCTGTTTGGAGAGGAGGACGCGAAGAGGCTCTAGTCGCGTGTCAAGTTCCTGAGCCCACTCCATTCGATGGCCATCCGGCATCGTCAGGCGCGTTCCGGCTTCAATGAAGCCGCCCGCGAAAAGCGCCTCCACCTGTGCCTGAAGGCGTTCGGCGCGGGCTTTACGATTGTCGGACTGAGCAATTCGCCATGCGAGTTGCGCGAGGACGTTCATCACATCGATCCGCCAGACGAGCGCTAGTTGATCGGGGGTGCCCTTTTGCTGGACATTGGTCGCGGCCTTCAGGCGCTCGATCCCATTGGAAATGCGGTCGCCGCTCACGTCATAGGCTGGATTGGCCCACAACTCCGGGCGAAATTCAGGAGCCTCACTCTCCCCCTCAAGCGCCCTGATCCTGTCGGCGGCGGCGCGGAGGAGCTCGGCTTCTGCCTTGATTCCGTCAGCATGGATCGACACGGAAGGGCCTGCCTGATCGTAAACCCGCGCGTCCGCGTCAAGTTCGGCAACCCACGCCTCCAACCGCTCCACCAGCTTCTGATCTTCAGTCACGCTCGGCCTCCTGTTGGGAGATGAGGGTTGGAGGGGCGGGGAGGGTCATCCAGACGGTCGGACCTAGCGTGATCGGGCCGTCTTCGTCGTCTTCGTCCGCGTCGCCCTCGCCGTCGTCGTACAGGGGCCATTCTTCATCGTCGCGGACCTCGCCTTCGTCGGTGACCCAACGGTCGCCTTCGAAGCGGCCGACTTGCACGCCCCAGGACATTTCCCAGACGGGCGACCACAGCAGCACCCGCGTCCCATCCTTCGGCGGCGGATCGCTCTCTATAGACCGCCAGGGGGAGGGGGCGGGCTGGAGGCGGCGGTTCCAGGCGGCGACAACGATTTCCTCGTCCATGCCCGGGTTCCAATCCAAGCGCACGCCCCCTCCGCAGTCTCGGCAGCTGATCGCGTTTACGGCTTCGTCGTCGATATCGACGCCGCCGCAGAACGGGCATGGCAGGAAGTCAGCCGGACGCAGCGTCTCGGGTCGCCCGCTTGGGGGCGAAGACGGGCTCCCTGGGATACCGTCTTCCGTCCGCCACTCGTCCTTGGGGAGGAGGGCGAGACGGCGCGCAGCCTCTTGGATAAAATCCAGGTGACCGTCGTTGAGATGCAGCCCTTGGTTGACCCGCGACACGATCCACGTCAGTTCTCTGATCAGCTCTTCGGCGGACTGTTCGCGGAGTTCCTGTTCAGGCATGGGATTACTCCTGGGAGATGAGGGCCTTTAGGAGGGCGGCGAGGAGGGCGAGGGCTGCGGTTGGCGCAAAGCAGGGCCGCACAGCCACGAACGGATGCCCGCTGTCGCACGCCCGCATGGTAGCCTCAGCGAGCGGCGTTGGCCGACCCGGCGGTTCAGCTGGGTAAAGCCCGATGTCGATCCCACATCCCGGCAGCACCCGCTCACACAGCGCCAGCGCGGAGTCGAGGCTTTCAGTGATGGCCTCATAGGATGCTCCCGGTGTGGCGGGACACGTCAGGTCTCCACAATCGACGAACTCATCCTCAGTCAATCCGGTTGGATCAGGAACCAGCTTCCAGCCGCCAATTGCGAGACCGAGAGCAAGGTCCAGTTCCCTATCCGCCCCCGTCGCCCCTTCGACCCTGGCGAGTAGGGATTTGAGAGTGGGGAGGTAGGGGGTCGGATTCATCCCAGAGAGCCCGTCTTCGGCAGTGTACGCTTCGCTCCCTGTCCGACCCGATGGGCCGCGCCCCGACGACCTCATGACGCGAACCTCAGCATGGCGATGCGGGCGATCATCACGGGCAGGCTGACGCGGTATCGCTTGGCCAGGGCGCCCATGCGCTTCTCGTCTTCGATGTCGATCCCGGAGGGGCCGAGGTCGCGCATCAGCCACTCGGTCGGCATAAGCAGTTCCATGGCGAAGGCGTTGGCCTCGACATCCATCCAGCGGAGGTCTTCGGTCATTGGACGTTGCCGCCGGACAGGCCGTGACGCTTGCTGAAGTCGCGAATGAAGCCCTTGAGCTCGGCGTCGATGAACTCCATGCGGCGCATGTCGGCGTCGGTGGGCTCCTCGCCCTCATCCATGATGCCCATGATCGACCCATAGAGATGTTGCGCCCCGGCGAAGAAGGCATTGCGCATCTCGTTGACCTGAACTGCACCGGCATCCTCGGGGATCACGATGGCGCGGAAGCTCAGCCAGCCGGCCTCGATCAGGAGGCCCTTATCCACCAGTTCGCGGCTGAGTTTATCGATGGCGGCGCGGACCTCGGGCCTCACGACGTGAGTTCCTTCACGGTCCACATGACCGCCTCTTCCAAGGCCGTGAAGCCGAGGGAGCGGTAGCGTCCGGGCTTCACCTGATCGAACAGGCTTTCCAGCTCGGCGGCCTTGCTCTTGATGGCGTCGTGCAGCGCCTTCTCGTCGTCGGTTAGTGCGCGGTAGCGCGGCCGGAACCGGCTCACCGGCTCAGCTACTTCGGTAGACTGTCGAGCGTCCGGCGCCCCCTCGTAAACGTGCGTCATTGGTCTTCCTTTCCAGTTGAACTATGGGTATCGGGTCGCGCTCTTGGGCGCGAAGATCGGTAAGCGCGTGATGAACTCTTCATCTTTCCTTCCTGGAATAGGGGTGAGGTCATGCGGCTTCCCTCGCCACGAACACGCGCGCATTCGGCCCCACCTCTCCCCCACAGAAGTCCTCTCCACTCCTTAGGACATGGAGGGCTTCTTGGCCTTTGTCGGTGATGTGGTAGAGGCCTTCGGAGCGGGTGATCAGGCCACAGCGGAGCATTTCGCCCGTCAGCCACCACAGCTTCTTCGACGCGTTCGGAGAAAGGCCGGAATGGGCCTTCAGGTCAGCCAGGGTTGCGGGACCGATGTCGAGGAGGCTGAGGGCGTTATGGGCTTTGCCGCCCGCAGAGAACGTGACCATCACTCCCGCTCCCCCAGCTTGGGACGGTCTAGGTGGGCGCGCCCGTCGAGCAGATGGCCGCCCTTGTCTGGGCCTCGGCCGCCGACCTGCTTGAAGTTGAAGACGCGGCCCAGACGCTCGGCGTCGGCCCTGAGGGCGCGGGCCCAGTCCAGAGGCATGTGGCGCGCATTTCGGCCGCTCTCGCCGCCGACGATGATCCAGTCCGGCGCGAAGCGGTCCAGCCGCACTGGGCCTAGCAGGGGTTCGAAGCTGCCGAAGGTGAACAGCGCTCCCAGCAGATGGCTCGCATCCTCAAGCTTGCGAGCGTCGCGGTCGTAGTCGGCCTGATCTCCGAAGGTCGCGCCAAGCGCCGCATTGGGCGGCAATCCGCCAGCTTCGCGTGCCATCTCAACGGCGTTGCCGATCCGCTTGGACAGGTAGAGCATGACGAGGTTCGGACACGCCCTGGCCTCGTCGAACGCTTCGCGCCGCCACTCCGGCGGGACTTTGTTGTCCCAGATGTCGCCGAGGCTGAGCGAGAAGACGAACCGGCGCTCGCCGGCCTTCGCCGACGCCCGGTCCCATTTCCGCAGGTTCGCCCAGGTCGCGGCCGACGTCCGAACGCGGTCCCCATGTGGGCCCCAGACGACGCGCCCATAGCGCTTGTCCATCAGCTCCTCGGCGTAGCAGAAGTCGCAGGGCGCGCCGACCTTCTGGCATCCGATCCACGGGTTCCAAGTGTGGTCCGTCCACTCAATAGCCGTAAGCTCTCCCATCAGAGCGGCGCCTTCCATGGAACAAGGGGAGTGTCGTAGGCGAGCATCAGCGGATGGCGCGGCTGGCCGTCCTGGGCGGTCCCCAGGCACATCAGTTGCACGCCCAGTCGCTGGGCCATCTGCGCAACCGTTACCCACCGACGGCGGAGTAGGGGCGGCAGCTTGGCGGTCGGCCCCCACGCCGCGACCACAGTCGGCGCGGCGAGCATGATTGCCTCTAGGTGGTCGTTGTTGTCGGGGCCGCGCGCCTCTGGGGCGAGAAGCCGCCGAAGCTCTTTGATGTCCCTGGCGCGGTAGGCGAAGAGGTTCCCCACGACCGCCCAGCCCCCGCCAAATCGCTCGGTGAATCCGATGACCTTGCGGATTGTGGCGTCATCCTCCTTGGCGTCGGCCGTGGATGGGTTGACCATGATCCAGGCGACGGCGGCCGCTCCGGACAGCCCATGGCGCTCCAGCCGGTAGCGGTAGAGACCGCAAGGCGAGATGATTGCCGATCCGGACATCACCCCTCCCTCCCCGCACCCATATTCCCCGGCCGCTCGCTGGGAACGGGTGACGCTGGGCCGTAGTCCTGCTGGAAACTCTCGCAACCGGCGCTGAAGTCGGCATAGGAGATGGGCGCGCCAGAACCACCCCACCACGTCTCGGCCGCTGCGCGGTCGTCAGCGCCAAAATGACGGTGACACTCGCCGTTCGCGCACGGCGCCGAGCAGAAGGTCATGTCGCGGAAGCAGATCATTCCCCGTCCCTCACATATCGACCGCGGGACCAGTCGAACTTGGCGCCCGGCGGCTTGCGGAAGCCTCGGCTCGGTTCCTTGAGGCCAAGGTGCCGGGCCCTGATGCGGTCGGCCTTGGCACGCGGCTTCGCCTCGGCGGCCGTCTTCTCGCGATGCTTGTCGCGAAGGACCGGCTGAAGGTTGTCTTCGGCGTGCCTGCCGCCCATGCTGAGCGGCTTGCGATGATCTACGTCCCAGGCCATGCCCGGCATGATCTTGATGCCAGAGAGCTGGCAGACGCCGTGGTAGCGCTCGAATACGCGGACCTTCACGCGGGCCGGGATCGCCGCGTCCGGCGTTGCGCCAACCCAGAGCTCGGGGGTGCGGCCGGTCATCTAGCCCACCCGGAACGTGGCTGTGGGGGCCAGGACGCACTCATCGCGGATTGTCGCGAGGAACCTACGCGTCGTCTCCAGCGAGCCCCACTTGTTGTCGGGCTCCATGGACCGGTAGTAGGTCGGCAGGTCGTCCAGTGCGCGGATGGCGCGGACGCACAGCGCAGCGACCTCGGAGGCGCGCATCCCGTCCCAGTCGGACATGAACTTGTCCGACCCGCTGGCCTCTTTGATCATCTTGGCGGTGTTGTAGGTGTGATTGGCGTCGAGGTTTCCGACGCGGACCGGCTGACCGCTTTCGGCGTCGAGGATTTCGAGGTGTACGTCGTAACTCACGCGGCCACCGGGACGGTGTTGCCACCGCCCCGTCCCTCGCCGCCTTCACTGAAAACCACGCCGTGCTGCGCGCCCCAGGCTTCGATGTAGTCCTGAAGCTCGGCCATCTCGGCCTTGGTCATCTCGGACGTGCGCAGGCCCAGGATCATGAATCCGCCCTCAAGGCCGGGCACGACTTCCAGCCCGCTCCCGGCGGCCTTCACGGCGCCAGTGAACAAGTCCTTCCACTCCTCGGTCGTGCGCTTCTTGCCGTGCCACGTGGCCTGACGAGCCACATCGGTGAGGAGGGCCCACAGCCGCGAGTTCTGCGGGATCGAGCGCTTGGCGCCCTTCAGCACGGCGACCGTCTGAGACGGCGCGGCCATGACCCATCGGCAGAACCGCTCCCGGCTCTCGCGTCCGGCGAGGATGATGGCGACCTGGCTCACGCGACCTTGGCCTCCTCGACCACATCGAAGCCAGGGATCTGACGCTTCCCGGCGCGCACATCCTCTTCGGCCAGCCGGCAGAGGAACGATACGAGGTCGTCAGGGCGCGTGCTCGCATAGTGGACGAGCGCGGCCTTCCGGTCGGCCAGGACGGGGCGATAGACGCGCCGCAGTCCGATGGCCCGGCCATCGCCCCTGGCCTGGGCGCGATCACGACCGATGGCGTTGGCTGCGGCTTCGGCCGACTTGGCGGCGTCCACCAGCGCTTCGGCCGCCTCGCGCTCGTCGAGGTTGGCTGGGTTGCTGGCGCGCATAGCCTCGGCGGCTTCACGGGCCTTGGCGCCGGCCTCCTCGCGGGCCGCACGCTCGGCCTCCTGGCGCTCGCGTTCCAACTTCTGAAGCCAGGGCGTCAGCGTCGCCTTGAGAGCCGCCAGGGCGCGCGGGATGGCCCCGGTCTGGGCTTTCGTCTCCGCGATCAGCTCGGCGTACTTGGCCTGTACAGCGGCCTTGCCGTCGTCGAACGGCTTGGCCTCTTCCTTGCGGGCGTCGTCAGCAGCCTTGGCGGCGCCACGGAAGTCGTCGATCAGGCGCGCGACCGTGTCGGCCTGGTCCTGGTTCTCGATCGCCGCGCCATCGGCCCAATTGCGGGCCTCGACCATCAGGTCATCGACGTGAGCCTTGATCGCGGCGAACGGGTCCGGCGGGTTGTTGTGACCGATCTGTCCCATGGCTAGAACGGCACCTCCTCGTCGCCGAGGCCGAAGTCGTCGGCGGCCGGGGGCGGCGACGGCAGAGGTTCAGCGAAGCGGGCCGCGCAATCCTTCATGACGGCCACCACGCGGGCGTAGGCGTCGCGCTCCATCACGCCCCTCCAGCCGTCCTTGTTCTTCTCCCACGCCTCCTTGAACAGCTCCTTGGAGCCGCAGCCCTTCAGGAGGTTGATCGCCATCTCTTCGGCGGAAGCGACGGGTTCCGGCTCTTCCGCGTGGAGGTCGCCCTTGTGCCAAAGGTCCAAAGCAGCGCCGAAGCGCATCGCGGCGTTGCGCAGGGCGTCGCCGATGATCTCCTTGACCGCGTCGCCGCCTTGCTTGCCGTCGGCGTTGCCGTAGCCCAGGCGCGTGACGCCGCAGATGGTCAGCTTGATCCAGAGACCGCCGTTGCGGTCGAAGGCGGGCAGGCCGTCCGCGGTAAAGGCGCAGGGCTCCCAGGACCACAGCGGATCCACGTCGAGCAGCCGGTCGGTGAGTGCCGCGTGGCCGACATAGTCGAGGTGGACGGCGTTGCGATGATGCCAGCCGCCACAGACCTGGCAGTTGATCGCAGAAGCGCGGTTCGCCTTGCGCTCGTCCGCCTGCGCCTTGCTCTCCTTCGGGAGTTTGCTGACCTGATGCGGCGGGAAGGGCTCGCGCAGCTTGGCGAGCGCGCCTGGGTCGCCGTCGGCCGGAATGGACGGGATGCCCTGCGCCTCGACGGCCTTGAGATTGGTGACAGGCTTGTTCACGCGGCAATCTCCCGATGCTCAGGGGCCTTGCGGGCGGGACGCGGCTTGAACCAAAGCTCCCGCTCGACGATGATGGTGACGCGCTCGACCCGGGCGCTCGGATGCAGCCCGAGGTTCCGCTTCACCCAGGCCCTTGCCAGGTCGGCGTCAGGCGAGGTGAACAGCGTCGTGCCGAGGGCGTTGACCACGGCGAAGTCGGTGCGCTTCTCGCGGGTCATGACATTCCCCACATCACGATCGCCGCGCCCACGAAGGCGCCCAGGACGGCCAAGCGGATGGCCTCACGGACGAACCACGCCCGCGACCGCTGGTACTTCGCCGGCACGCGCCGGAACTCGACGCGGATCACGTTCGGGCCTTGGCGACGGGTCCCGCGCCAGGAGGAGGGGATCGCGGTCATTCTGCGTCTCCGTTCGCGATGGCGTGGTTGAGCTGCTCCAAGGCCTCGACGGCCCGCTCGCGCATGGCGGCGCACTTGTGGACGGCGCGTACGCCCGGCATGTCCGCTGCGATGTCCTGCAGCGCCCCGGCGAGGATGCCCATTCGTCCGCTCAGCGGCAGGTTCGCCAGGGCTTCGGCGAGCACGTCACCGGCGCGTTGCAGGCCGGGTTCGGGCGTCGCGGGAGAGCCCAGGGTCAGTCCTGGGCGCGGAGGCGTGGGGTTGGTGAGGGACACTAGTCCGCCACCCGCCGCGCCTGTTCGGCGAAGGGATCGAACTCGCGGGCGATCCGCAGCTCGTAGAAGCCGGGCGAGAGGTCGTAGTGGCCGTGCGGAACGGTTGCGTCCTGCACGAGCTGGGCGGGATTATCCAGGATCGCGTAGAGCACCTTCATGCCCGCGGGCACGTCCTTGGTGCGCTCCATCACGTCGCCGCCGGTCAGCAGGTGGTGGTTGCCGCTCTCGCTGTGGCTGATGATCCAGCCCTTGGCGGTGCGCGCGACCTTGGCCATTGCGGCGAAGTCGGACGGCATCGCGTCGATCTTGACGATGGTGATCTCGCCTTGGGCGCCGATGATCTGTTTGGTCATTTGATGGTCCTCTCGATGATGCGGGATTGAAGGGCTAGGTACGCTGAGGGGGGTGCTGGTAATCCGAGAGCCGGTCGCCGATGCGCCAGGCCTGCGCGTGAAGCGCCGTCTCGATCGACAGACCGTCGATGTCGCTCACGCGCGGCACGCCCTCGACAATCCAGCCATTCCGGGGACAGCGCGCCTTGAGGAACCGGCCCGGCTCACGAAGGCCGGGCAGCTTCAGCTCGATCAGCTGCCCGATATCATCGGAGCCGCTGTCGTCGATGACCTTGGCATCAAGGACGGAAAGCATCCTCGGCCAGCCGATAATGGCGGCGCCTGCGGCGCGCAGCTCGACATTCTCGTGCTTGACGACCTCGTTGGGGTCCAGTTCGGAGCGATGTTCTATCCAGTGCGCTGGAACTCGCGCCCCGTGCCAGGAATAGAGCGCCGTCCCGTCCCGCCAGCGGCAGAACGGCCCGGTCTCGCCATGGGGACGGTTCTGCTCATCGACGGTCAGGAGCGCCGGCCGATCGGAGATCATGCAGAAGTCGGGATGCATGATCCTGGGGCCGCTGTGCTCGGCGAGCGCGCGCCAGTGCCGGTAGCCTGAGTAGTCGAGGTCGAGTTCGGCCACGTCCTGGAAGAACGACAGATAGGCGTCGTACCCGGACCACTGGTTGCCGCCCTGCCACATGCGCCACGCCTCGGCGGCGCAGCGGAGGCCGAAGTCGCCGACCCCGAGCGCCTCGGCCAGAGCGCGCATGTCGGCCGGGATGACGTACCATTGGGATAAATCCGCGGCCTCCGTCGCGGCCCACGTCGCGGCCTCCGTCGCGGCCCACGTCGCGGCCCACGTCGCGGCCCACGTCGCGGCCCTCGTCGCGGCCCCCGTCGCGGCCCACGTCGCGTCCCTCGTCGCGGCCCACGTCGCGTCCCTCGTCGCGGCCTCCGTCGCGGCCTCCGTCGCGTCCCTCGTCGCGGCCCCCGTCGCGGCCCACGTCGCGTCCCTCGTCGCGGCCTCCGTCGCGTCCCTCGTCGCGGCCTCCGTCGCGTCCCTCGTCGCGGCCTCCGTCGCGGCCCCCGTCGCGTCCCTCGTCGCGGCCTCCGTCGCGGCCTCCGTCGCGGCCCACGTCGCGTCCCTCGTCGCGGCCCCCGTCGCGGCCCACGTCGCGGCCTCCGTCGCGG